TTTATACTAGATCACTGTTGCTCCATGTCTTCTAGCTCCTCATCGAGTTCAAGCTCATCTTGCTCATCATCCTCATCCTCATATGCCTCCATTCCGTCAATCAGTATTGGTCTGGCCTCTGGGCAAAACACCCGGGGTTCGACAGCATCCAAAGCCTCCGCCAAAGCCCCGACAGACTATCGTGGTTCTGGTAGGACCCAAATCACGCTCCGCGTAGATGGCAAGGTTGCTGCCGGCCAGTGCTGGTTTGACGAGTTCTCTATCCCTAAAGGTGTCAGGTTACGCGTGACGCTTACCGGCGATGAACATACTCATCCTCTGGCTGCCGCCGAAAGGCGGTTTTCAGAGTGTTATGTGGTTCAACATGTTCTTGCCGATTACGCCCGTACTGGCGACACAGTGGATATTGTGGATATTGGTGGCAGTGCTCCTCGTCACAAAAACCGCCAATGGAACCTTTGGTCGTGCTGTCCTCTACGTGAAGTTGATAAAGATCCTTATTATCAAAAACGTCGCGAAAAAGAGAACTGTGCTTTCTTAGGTCCTGCTGGTGCTTTGGGTGCGTACTGCAACCACAAGGTTGAGGAGTGTACTTGTCCTGCTGTGGTGAAAGCTCCCGCCTTCATCATGGTACACGTTTACACCTTAGCTACTCAAGGCTTGCTCAAGCTTCTCTTGGAAAGACGGCGAGTCATTAGTTGTCATCATCACTTAGAAATCGGTGCGTTTTCCCTTTATGGAAAGGAAATATCAGCCACCGTTACCAACACTCCTGATGGCAGCTGGTATGACTTTGCTGTCGGCACAGACGGCTCCAAGGTAGAGCATTACCGTCATGGTTATCCTGACTATTTCCAAGGTCCTGTTACCCTTAATGGATATGTCATTTGGAACCGTGAGATTGCCAAGTTTGGTCACACCGTTGTGACTGAGTTTGGCATCACTCCTCTCGGTAAGTTCTCTTCCGTGCTTGCCCCGTCTGTTCGACAGACCGTCCAACAACCCGCGTCTGTTGACGTTCTTTGCCCGCCACCTGCAGACAAGCCCGTTCTTGTTCCATCACCTGTTCGGGCTGTCTTGCTCCCTCCTGCCGATTACACTGAGGAACCAATTCCTGATGGCGTCCGCCTCAAATGGCGTGGCGTGTCTCGAACCAGTACCGGTGTTCAATACGGCGGAGTCGATGTCCCTCAAGATATGATCGACTTCGTGGCTTCTAGATTGTCAACAACGTCTCGAGAACCCTCCGTAATCAACAACATGAAAACTTCCCTCCAGTCTGAAGCTGCTCGTTTGCTCAGTAAGGGAGAACCGGCTGCCAAAGCTTGGAATGACCCCCGTGTCCAGATTGCCGCACTTACTATGGGCAGTGAATGGACTATGGATCTTGAAACCAAGTCTGCTGCAGTCATGATTCCTGTTGTTGCTAGAGCTTCCGCCATTCTTGGCCAAACTGATCAGGGTATTCTTAGGATGCGTGCGTGGTTCGCTTCCACTTGGGTCGCTAACAACAAATGGACTTTTTTAGTTCAGTGCGCCATGTTTTGTGCTGTTATGTTGTTATGCTTCTTGATTGGATTGTCGTACTATGCATTCCCTACTCACCCTACAGCTCCTAAAGTCGTCTATTACCAATATGATCTTCCTTTTGGTTGTGTTCACAACACCACCGTTAGGTTTGACGATTGGACCCAAATTCCTCGCGACGACTTGATTCAGATCTATAGAAACTGTTTTCATTTGAAAATCGTTAACACCTTTCGTCCCATGTACGACTTGCATGTGTTCCTTGACAAAACTAATCTCTACCGTTTTGGTTGGATGATAATTGTTACTCTTGTTGAAGAATACTTGTTTTCGTTAAGCTATTTGTTCCGGTCTATTGTTGCTTTCCTAGAAATGGGTTTGTACCGTACACCGGGGCCAATTTTAGGGCATGTGTTGTTGGCGTTTGTGGCCATGCGTTCCTCCACCTGGTCATCAATGTTACATGTTTTCATTAATCTGGTCCTCCTAAGCAGTTCCCTGCCGCCGTTAGCAATAGGAATGGCGTCCCAGTGGCCCCTTTGGGGGCTTTCTGCATTCGCATCCGCTGCTGACTTGCCTCGGGTTGATCTGCCAACTCCCGTGTCTCCTTACTCCGACGATGATTTCTTCTTCGTTAGTTTGGACACCAAACCAGTTCCCCGACTCACCAACTTCCAACAAATGGCTCCGTTGTTCTCCATCCAACCTATTGTCCCTAGTAATTGTCAACAAATGCAAGCGTCTGGAATTTCCGGACGTCTCTTGGCTTTTTACAATCGCAATATGGACGAAGATACAGTTGAGCAGTTTTGCAAGTGGTTTTCTCGGGATGTGTGGTTGAGCAAATTTGATCGCGATGGCAAACCATTGCCCCCTATGAAGCGCCTCGTTCCATTGACTTTTGAAGCGTGGAACTCTCGTTACCCCTCGGGTGTGCAAAAGGCCAATCGCGATGCTCTGGAGTACCTCAATAAAAATGGATGGAACAAGAAGATGTCTACACATCATAAGGCATTTACCAAGATTGAAAAATATCTCAAGACTGCCCCTTTCTGTCCACGAATAATTGAGCCGTGCTCAGCTCACCACAATGTAATTGTTGGTCCGTT